GTTCCTTGTGTTAGGGTAAGCTCTACTTTAGAAACTTCCCACATCTGAATGCCTCTGTTTGACCAGTCAGCAAACATAATGTTTAGAGAACGTCTTGCAGTTACTGCATCATAAGACGTACGAGCTTCCAATCCTGCAAGTTCGTACGCTTCTTCGATTGCGGTCGCTACATCTAAACTAAATGCACGAGTTCCTGAGGTCGCCATATTAGTTGTAATATGCTACAAAAAAGTCGCAATTAGCTAATACTACATAAGCCCCAGTGTTGAACTTCACTCCATCGTTAGGAAGGTAATGGTCAAACTGTTCGTTTGCTGCACTACCGAATTTAAACTCTATTAGAAGTTTAGTTCCACTTGCACTAGTTCCGTCATATATTTTTATAGTGGCGTCTGCTGCACTTGCTTGTGCTTGAACAGATTGAATTCTTATTGGTCCTAAGTTCGTTGCTGTTCCAGCACCACTACCAATATATCCTTGTAGCTGTCCTGTGGCTGCTAAAGCCTTGGACGCTTTTACATCGGATGAACTCATATTACTCTCCTATTATGCGTCAGCAAATGGAGTTACTAAAGTACCTGAACCTAATGTAATTCCTTCTACAGCGTATTTAGCACTACCTACTGCAGTTACTTTAATAATACTTCCTGCTAAACCACCTTTAGTAGTACCATTTAAGGTAATAACGTCGTTACTAGCACCAGAAATAAAAGTTTTACCTGTAGCGTTGTTTACGCCAGTGTATAAACCACCAACAAACTTATCAGTACCGTCAGTTAAGATATCTAAATCTGTAGCTGCTGTTTCTATTACAAAAACAAAAGTAGCACCTAAGTTATTAGTTTGGTTAGGGTCATCATCTCTTCCTGGAGCAGTAGCTACAATGCTTGGTAAAGTAAATTTACCGTCTGCATCGTTACAAGTAAGAACTTTACCTGAGTGTGCATCTACTGTTAAAGATGTGTCTGCAGTTAGACTAACTACGTTAGCATTACCTGCTGAAATAAATCCTGCTAATGATTTTACAGGACCTGAAAATGTCGATTTTGCCATATTAAGTCTCCTTAATAAATTCTATCGTCTTGGCTTGTCTGCTAGGTCAGTCGATAGATTGTTTGTATTAATCCTAGAACTCTTGTCATGATACATGATTAAAAACAAAAAAGAAAGGGAGCCGAAGCTCCCTTAATTTTTTCACGAAAGTGAATTATGCTCCAGGTGAACCGAAGATACCTCTCCAGTCACTCCAACCAAAGCTGTAACGTTCTCTAGCTTTGTATCTTACATTACCAGTTTCGAAGTCACCTTCCATACTAGTTGATACAGGAGTTCTAACGAAGTGTTTTAATCCGTTAGGTACGTCAGTTTTGATAAAGAAAGCATCAGTATCTGTTAGATAATGGTTTACAACATAACCTTCAGAAATCATTCCCATGTTTCTGATTGCGTTGATGTCATTATCTGAAGTACCAACTCTTCCAGGAGTTTCCATCAGTCTATCTGCTACGAATTGTAAAGCAGGTGGAATGATAAGTTTTCTTGCCTGAGCATTGACTTTTAGGTTTCTTTCGTCTTTGAAGTCAGCGATGTCAATCAACGCTTGTTCAAGAGAAGTTTCGTTTAAGTCAGCTGCTGTAGACAACTCGTTTCTTAAATCCACGTTAGCAACAGTAGGGTGGTCAGTAGCACAAAGCTCTTTTCCATCTCCACCAACATATGAAGAACTAAACGCATTGTTTAATACGTTAGCTGCTTTCACTTGCTTAGTTTGTTGCATAGACCTAGCTAAAGCTCTTGTGTATCTTGAAGAAAGAGTATCGTAAAGGTTATCTTCGATAGCTTCTTCTGTTAACGCAAACGCTAATGCTACGGTTTCGTGTGTGAAACGTGATGTCCAGGATTCTTGAGCTGTATCGTAAACGACCGCTGCTCCTTCTCCTTTAGTCGGTGCTTCACCAAACCCACTTAACATTACTTCTTCCTCGAAAGCTCTTTCAGAAGTCTCGGTGTCGAAGATGTCTTCGTGTTCGTTATTATATCTCTCATACTCTAATCCAAAGAGAGCATGGAGTCCTGGTACTAGTTCTTTGACTAGTTGGGCTCTATTAATTGCCATTATTTATTCTCCTTAGATTATACAGCAAATGTATTAGTTGGGAATGTGAACAATCCTCTCGCATAAGCACCTATTTCATTGCTTGGTTGCGAAGCGAATCCAACACATAACGCCACACCACTTGATGTTGTTGCAGTCACACCCTCTTTAGACCTACCGTTGTTCGAAGAACCAGCAGTTGTAGAAAGAGTGTATTTGTTACCGATAAAACTTACTGCTGGTGTTCCAGCTGTAAATTGAGCTTCGTAAACAATTCCTGGGTCATTGTAAACTAGAGCTTCTGCATCGGCACTCCCTTGGGTAGCTGTTGACGCACTCCATACTTTAGAAAAAGTTGGGGTTCCGTCAGTAGCTGTATAGAATACTCCGTAGAATACACCTACAGGTGTGCTTGTCGCACCTGCTTGTTCAACGTAACCACTAGAAAGAGTAACCACATCACCACTATAAATAGCAGTTCCGTAACCACTAGCGATTCTCATTTTTGCAGGACGAATAACACCACCGTACATGTGATACGCAGGAGTAAAACCATCAGGTTTATTTGTATTAGCCATGATAATCTCCTTTGATTATATACATTGTTATTATTAATCTCCTTTGTTGACAGGTTTACTGCCAAACGCGACTTTAGAAGTCCTTTGGATATCACTATCTTTTATAGGCATTCTAGCATCGCTTTCTCGCATATAGTTCTGGTCTACACCGTCCATAGCAGATTTTGCTTGGTTTTGAAAATACTCTGTACGTTCTTGTGCGGTTTCAACTGGTACTTTAGCGAGGATTAAACCTCCAACCCCAATGACTCCCGTGTTGCTTCCACTATCTATGGTAGGGGCTTCGAAATCAGGATAATCTTCTGCTCTCACAGGCTCATATCCTTCTCTAATACGTTTAGACATATTAGATTTATCATCTTGTCCTCTAGTAGCTTCACGAATCCACCTGAATTGATATCCAGGAGGTGCTTCTGGTGCGTCTAACATTGACGGGGGTTTCCAAGGCGTTCTGCGAGTTTGAGAGGCTCGTGTCTCTGCAGACCGTGAGTTACGGTCAGTTCTGACTTCTGTTGTTTTATTTTCTTCAGTCATATTTATACTCCTTCGATATGCTTAGCATATTCTTCTAATGGCACGTTAAGTCTTTTAGCTATTGCTACCTGACTTGGTGTCAATTTTATTTTGCGTGATGATTTTTTACCACTAGCACCTCTGCTAGAGGCGGCAACCTGTTGCACGGGTGCAGATTGCTCATTAGAAAACTTGTGTGGGAATGTTTCAGCCATACGTCTATCTACTTCGTTGTAATACGCATCAGAAGTTGGGTCTACTCCACCTTCTACTAATTCTTTATGTATTCCAAATGCTGCAAATGTCATTGCTTGGTCATCTCCGAACCATGTATTCTTCTTAGCCCATTCCTCTGCCTTAGGGTCAGGTCCAGCAGCCTGTGGTTGTAATGTAGGCTGATATGGTTCTGCAGGAACTTCTTGTTCTTGACTTTGCTCTCTAACTTTTTGCTGTGCTGCTAATCTTCTAAGATTTTCAGCTTCTGCACTAACTCTAGAAAGTTTTTCAGTTGCATCAGCAACTGCTTCTCCGTCTCCTGCGTCCTGAGCCTCTCGCAAAGCGATTTTGGCTCTTGCTATTTCAGATTGTACTCTATTGTCGTACTCTTTGAAAAGGGAAGAATCAGAATTCTTTAACTTTTCTTTTAACTGTGTAGCTGTTTGATTTACGCTTTGAGCATAATTAACAGCTTCATCTCGCTGTCTTTCTGCTTCTCGCATTTTATAAGTTAGCTTATCAATACGTTTTTGTACTGAATCACTAATTTGGTCTAGCTCGTCTTTTGGTTGAGCTTCTTGTTCTTCTTCTACAGGTGCTTCTTCAACTATTTCATCTTTAATTGAATTATCAACATCTGCTTCTCTTACGTCAACTTCCCCTTCTGGAAGTTCTAATTCTATTTTTTCTGCTTCGTTTTGCATGAGTCCTCCTCAAGATTGTTATGATAAAATTGCTTCTGGGTTATCTATAGTAGCTAGTATCTCATCGTCATTTAGAAGACGCATATCGCCACCTTCTATCTGAAAACGAGCTCCAGCATATCTACCGAAAATAACCCAATCACCTTCTTTACACCAAGCTCCTTCAGGAAACTTGAATGTGTCGCTATAGGCGTCTGGTCCCATAGAAACTACATAACCAACAACAGTTGCTAACCTTTCCTTATCAACAGTTTGTTTAGCTATGTGTATGCCACCCTTCGTTACCGAAGCAGGTGCAAAAGGTAATATTAAAATACGATACCCCGTAGGACGAGGTAACGATTCCGCATGAGCCTCTAAATTATCAGGAGTAATACCTTCATCAGCCACTTCTGGGGCTTTTGCGTTATTACTTCCGAAATTCATGACCCTATCTGGAACAGTTTCTTTTTGTGTTTCGACTTTACTAGTCATGTGCATCCTCCATATTAGAATGTAAAGTTTGAATTTCCTGTTCAGCGAAACTCAAACCTGCTATTTCCCCGACTATCCTTTGGTATTGTTCAAAATCTTCAATACTTCCAGATGCGAGAGTTTGCGTAAGAGCTTCTTTTCTCTCACGATATTTACGAAGCAAATGCTCCGTAGCTAAGATATAATCCATTTATTTAATGTAGTTATACCAAAGAAGTCCTTTAGTTTGTCCGTAAGCAGCCTTTACTTTTGACTCTTTACCAACAACGTTGCCTTTTGCGTCTGTATTTACTTCACCAGCAGTAACAGTTTGCGTTTTAGTGTTATCTACCATTTTAGGCTCACTAGGTGCAGGTCTGTTTGCCTTTTTAGAAGGCGACGGGTAATCTCTGTTTCTATGCATATTATTCTCCGTTTGTTTTTCTACTTTCACGAACTGTTTTTACTAGTTCATTATAGTTCTTATCAGCGTCAGCTTTTGCTTTTAGTTCTAATTCTTGCAATTCTATAGCAGATTTAGTATCTTGTACTCTTAAATCGGCTTCTATCTTCTCACGCTTAATCTGTGCATCTAGTTCTGCTTTCATTGCAGCAAGTTGTGCATCTCTTGCATCATCTTCTGCTTTTTGCATTAGTTGTTCTTTTTCAAGCTGTAATTGTTGCTGGAACATTTCCATTTGTGGGTTTTGTTGTGCCATCGCTTGTGCTTGTGCCATAGCCTGTGCTTGACCTGTAACTTGTTGTGTAGCTTGTGCTGCCATCATAGCAATTTGGTTCATAACTTCTGGCGGCATTTGACCGTCTTCCATAGGTGGTAACGGTTGACCCATTGCTTGTTCTATTTGTTGTCTATATAACATAGACTGGTGCTCTTGAACATTAGCACCTATAGCCTGCATTGCAACAGGGTTTTGTTGAATCATAGGGTTTTGCATAAACGCACTATGCGAAGCAATATAGGCTTCGTGGTTTTGGAAAGGGTACGCTTTTATAGGATTACCCGTCATCGCGGCTTGTTGTTCGCTTATTGGGTCTCTTGCAGGTACTTCTTCCTCTGGCGGTAATAACGCATCAATATCTTTAATATTTAACGCTATATACATTTTTCTGTATGACTCTCTTAAATCATGTAAATCAGGTGCCGCTTGTGCCATTTGTAGTTGTGCTTGGGCTAACGTTATTCTTTGCGTCATACTAAAGATATTAGGGTCACTAACAGGAATAACATCTACTGAATTATCGAAATCTTGTTTAAATACGCTTTCTGACGCACCTTGTACTTGATATGGGTATTCTGGCGGTAAAAACTCACCGAATACTCTTTTTAAAATTTTAAACTCACATCTTTGTGCGTAATGTAATCTTTTATGGATAGCGGACATAACTCTTTGTCCTTTTTCCATAAGTGCTACCGTTGTACCTACAGGTGCTTCAGAATTACCGTCGCCTGTCGGATTTTCTACAGTAGCCGCAAATCTTTTACCTGAATCTACTAATGCTCCTAATAACGTAGCTAAAGTACCGCTTGGCTCTTTATAAGGTAGCGGAAGAAAAGAATCTTGTAATCTTCCTCCTGGAGCATCCACATCTCGCCATTCTCCAGGCTGTAGTGGGTCGTCATGCCGTTGAATATTCAATCCACGTGATTTAAATCCTGCGGGAAGGTTAGAAAGTGTTCCTGCGTCTATTAATTGGCGTAAAATCGCGGTAACTGACTTAGTTAGTCCGCCCATCATGTGGATTAAGCCGAATCCGTAGAAACCTAGTCCTGGAAGAAACTTATAATGAGTAAAATACTCAATTTTCTTCTTCATAGGGTCTTTTTCTTTATAATTTTCCCTAATTGCTAGAATTTTATTGTTATCTTTGCAAATAGTAACGATATATGGCAGTGCTAAGCCTGTTTCTTCGCCATTTTCGTCTGTATCTTGATATCCTTCTAAATCTAAGTCTACATGCATCTCTAAAAGCGTGTATTCTTCGTCATTTACTGTTCTAGTTAGTCCTTGTAGCTCATCTATCTTGTCGTCTACTTCAGTATTGTCTACAGAACTTCCTGGAGCTGACATATCCATGTCTTTATAAAAACCAGATAGCTGTAATTTACGTAATTCGTTTTCGTTCATGTGAATTACGTGTGTAATTCTAGGAGAAGTTAATAAATCTACCGCATAATACGGAACTACTAAATCTTCTGCTTTTACAAAACGTGCTACAGCTCTACCAACAGCAGGGTCGTAGTAAACTTTTTTAAATGCTGAGCCTGATAACGGTAAATAAAATAAAAGTTGGTCCATTTCTGGGTCATATTCTTCCATTTTATAAGTTATTTGATAATTCATGAAGTTTTTGACACGATTTGCTTTTTCCAGCTTAGCGTTATCTGCCATTCCTAAAACTTCTGTATCTACTGGTCCTCCAGCAGGTAATAATTCTTTATAAGCTTGGGCTTGAAACTGAGTTACGGCTTCTGCGAGTATTGGGTGATGTACTCCTGACGCCCCAACAAAAGGTTGTGACCTAGAAGTTGAATTTATGCCTAATAAATCTAGTCCTTCTGTATAAGTTTGAAACCAATCGTTTCTAGAATCTAAATCGTCTTCAAAAGAACTAACTAATTCTGTGGCTATAGTATTTAATTCACGCTCGTCTAAACTTTCCGCTAAGTTTTCTCCGAACTTTGAAAAGTTTTCTTCGGGCATTTCGCTGCCTCGAACTATTGAACCGTCTGGTTGTACAAAAAGTTCAGTTTCTTCTTCGGGCTGTGCCATAATTTCAAGCTCTATAGCTTCAGAATTATCAGGTACTGCGGAAATTGCTTGTTTTTCAATAGCCATGTTGATAAATCATAGTATGATTTTGATTAATAATAAACCCTTTCGCCTTCATAATAACTTTCTTCCTCGAAATAATCACTAGTTAATTGTAAAAAGCCGCCTTCTCTAAACCTTGCTAACGCTAATGTTGTAGCATCAACGAGGTCGTCGTTTTCTCCACCAGGAAAATCAGAAACTTCTTCCATAAGTTCTTCGCCAAACCTATTATCAGGTACCCAAACGCGTCCGTCTTGAAAAATTGGTGATACAGAATTTAATCTAGCGATTTTATCTTGACCTTTTCCTGGACTAAACGTATTTACAGGTATACCTGCTCTACGTAATTCTTGTACTAAAGGTATGCCACTAGCTTTTGCTTCAATAATTACTGTATCAGGTACCCAATATTCGTATAAACGTAAGGCTTCTTGTTTTAATTCAGGAAAATCAAATCGTTCTTTAATACAATCTATTAAAATTAAGTGGGCTTCGTTGCCGTGATATACTTCGTCGCCTATTTTTCCCTCTGGATACCAAACGCCCCATGTTGTTATAGCTGTAAAGTCAGCTCTTTCTGATTTTAAAAACGCTGTATCGTAACTTTGTATAATATAATCGCATTTCGGCGGTGTATTTTCTTCCCAAACGTTAAACCAGTCTTTAGGAATAATAGAAATACCCTCACCTGTAGGTCTTTGCATGTATTGTGCCGCCCATTTAGACGGACTTACCGAAGCTTTTATACTTTCAAGTTCTTCTAGTTTCCAAAATTCTTTCCATAAAGGTTTT